AAAAAACACGGTTTTTCGCTTGGCTCTGAAAGTTCGGTTATGGGTGCCACGAAAAATGTTACTGTTACGGATAAGAATACGGCGGAAAAAGGTGAGCGGGATTTTGCGTTTGAAAAGATTACGGATGCTGACCTTCCGCTTTCTCTTTCGCGCAAAAAGTTTGATGCTGGCATTTTTAATGGCGTTAAAATCGCAGACTTTATCACGGACTTTTGGACGGAAGAAAAAAGTCCTTATTACGAGCAGCAGAAAGCTCACCGAAAGGACATCAACGGAACTCATTGCCAGAATATGCGCGATATGGTAAAGCGTTACTGGATTCCGTTCTTCGGAAGTTCTACGGTTGACTCCCTTACGAGTGAAATCTTGAACAAATTTTTTATTTACCTTGCGGCGGACAAAGGGCTTAAAAGTTCGACGGTAAACAAGGTTCTTAACTCTGCGGCCGTTCCATTCAAGTTTTATTGCAAGAATCACAAAATCAGCTCAAACCCTATGGACGGCATTGAGCGTTTCGGATGCGACAAGACAGAGCGCGGAATTCTTACCCGCAAGGAAGTTGAACGGCTTTTCAGCTTTGAGTGGGAGAACAAGAAAAAGCAGCTTGCAAATATGCTTGCGGCATTCACGGGAATGAGAGCCGGAGAGGTGTCCGCGCTGCGTTACTGCGACATTTACGACGACAGAATTTATGTCAATCACAACTGGAGCGTGGTTGACGGAGAAAAAGATCCGAAACGGCACGAAGTCAGATGGGTTGTATGTCCGCCGGAAATCTGCTCCGCTCTTAAAGCCCTTGCAAAGAAAAATCCGTCTTTCTCAAACGATTGCTTTGTATTCTTCTCGCGGCAGAAAAAAGGCTCTGTGCCTGTTCTCCCCGAAGCGTGGGTGCGAGGGCTTGACGAGGCTCTGGAGCATATAGGCATTTCGAGTGAGGCTCGGAAAGCTCGGCACATTGACTTTCACAGCTGGAGGCACTTCTTCGCGACCGAAATAAGCGAGAAGGTTCAGATGGGAACGGCTCAAAAGCTGCTTGGACACAAAGATGCCAGTACCACCGCAATATACGCATCTCACGAAAGCGAGGAACATATGGCGGCTGTTCAAAATGTTATGGCAGAATTCCGAAAGAATATCAGAATACTGCCATTTCAGCTTGTGGCATAGTCTTTTAAACGGCGTGTTTTCTGATGTGATTTAACAACGGAAAACGCGCTGTTTCTGCATTTATCATTTAGCCATAGAAAACAGGAAGTTTTGAGAGGAGCGATTTTTATGGCTGGATATGAAAGAACGGCAGGAGAGAATTCCAAGCACCCTGCGACACCGCTTGAGATTTCGATTGCGGATGTAAAGGCTGCGGGCGGGAATGTGCTTGAGGGCGTCTCGGCGGTGGACGCGCTTGCGACTTATCTTGACGCTCGGAGACGGTTTGAGGTGATGGAGTTGCCAGAAGCCTGTAAGCTCGTGCATCTGAGCGGTTCCCAGATGTATGCCTATGTCCGGCGGGGAGCTGTCCCGCATCTTAGGCTCGGCCGCAAAATCCTTTTTATCCGCTCTCAGCTTGAACAGTGGCTTCTTTCAAAATGCAAGGGGGTGTCCTATGATTGAGAACGCTGACGAGATTGTGAATTGCATCGCTGAAAAAATCCGCGAGATTTTGCGGACGAAGGAATACGGCACTTTCGGCATCACGATTACGATGCACGAGGGGCAGCCGTTGAAAATATGCGAGCAGAACGAAATCAATCTGCTCCGCAGACCGGGAAACCGCGTGATAATATCAAAATAAAAAAAGCGTGAAAAAACAAAGATATGACTTACAAAGGCAAGGCTAAAAACAGCTTTGCCTTTTTTTATTTTCCGAAGGGGCAAGAAAAAATTATGTGGAGCGGAGTGTTTGTCAAGGTTTGGGAGCGACTGAAAGGAGCGAGCAACCGCGAAGCGGCATGACCTTTACAAACACGGAGCGGAACATACAATGCCTTTCCCCCTCTGGAAAATACACGGACGGCACATTTTTGATGTGATTTATCATCAGAAAAATCTCTATTTTTACAGCTATCATTTTTTTGTCGGGCGGATGTGTCTCCGCGTTTTAGGCATGTCTGCATTGCAACGATTATAAAAGGGGGTGTTTTTTTGGAAGAAGCGGCTCAGTCTGAAAAAGACAGGGAATGCGCTTCGCCTGTGGCGGCGGAAAGCGTGAAGCCGTGGGAAATCCGCATGAGCGGCGAAAGCCCCAGGGCGTTCAACGCTTTCTGCTTTTACAGGGCTATGGGCTACAGACGGAGCATAAAGGCCTGCATGGAGCTTCACGGAATAGAGGCGAAAAAATACGGAAGCTGGGCAAGATGGGCACGGCTTTTTGACTGGAAAAACCGCGCGGCTCTTTATGACGAGTTCATCGCAAAGGAAACGGAAAAAGGCTTAATCAACGAGCATGTGGAACACAGAAAATGTTTTATGGCGATGATTGGGAAGATGGCGAAAGTCGTTGACGACAGCATAGGAAAGCTTGAGGCGAAGGACATTGACGCGGACACTGCGATGGACTTGCTGGAACGCTCGGCGAAGCTTGACGGCTATCTTTGCGGTGAGGACGGCGAGAAGCAGAAGGACAATGACGGCCAGCTTGAAATCCGTTTTGTCGAGGACTTTAAGGGCGTTTGAGGTTGGCAGAAGGTGTTTTTAAGCCGACTGCGGTACAAAAAAAAGCCCTTGCGCTCCTAAAGGGAAACGCAAAGCACATCCTGCTTTTTGGCGGCTCGCGCTCCGGCAAAACTACGGTTCTTGTTGTTGCGATTATCTACAGGGCGTGCGCCTATCCTATGAGCCGCCATCTTATATGCAGGCTGAGGGCAAAGGACGCCAAGAGTTCTGTATGGCATGAAACACTGGAGCCTTGGCTTAATAGGATTGTGGGTATACGGCGGTATAAGCCGAATGTCCATGAGGGATATATAAGGCTTTGGAACGGTTCTGAAATATGGATTGGCGGACTTGGTGACAAGGAACAGGTAGACAAGATTTTGGGGCATGAGTATGTAACGATTTACTTTAACGAAGTAAGTCAAATTTCATATTCTGCCGTTACAACTGCCTACAGTCGCCTTGCGATGAATGTGCAGGGGTGCAGGAACAAGTTTTTTTATGACTGCAACCCTGCAAGTCCAATGCACTGGGCTTACAAGATTTTCATAAGGAAAATCGAGCCGAGGACAGATGAAAAGCTGAAAAAGCCTGAACTATATGCAAGCGAGGTTTTGAATCCTGCCGACAACGCGGAGAACTTAGCCGAGGACTATATAACGGACATTCTTGACAATATGCCCGAAAAACAGCGGGCAAGGTTTCGGGACGGGCTTTGGGTAAAACCAGAGGGCGTTGTATATGACCGCTTTGAGGAAAGCATGATTCTTGAGGCGGACAGGATGCCAAAGTCTTATGACCGCATAACAGGCGGTCAGGACTTTGGGCTTCACATTGCGGCTGTAAAAGTGGGATGGAAGGACGGCGCGGTTTATGTGATGAGCGACCACGGCGGATTCAACATCACGACGAGGACGGCGGTTGAGGCGCAGACGGCTAAAGGCTGGTATGACGAGGGCTTTGTTACATTCTGCGACCCTGCGGGCGGCGAACGCATTCAGGAGATTCCCGGCGGCGTTAAGGCGAACAACAGCGTGGACGCGGGAATTGACTATATATGCGCACTTATGGAAAGGGGGAAATTTTTTGTGGCTAAAAGCTGTTCGGGCATTCTTGGCGAGATTTGGGATTATGCCCGCGACGAGAACAACCAGATTATAAAAGTGAACGACCATTACATGGACGCTATGCGCTATGCGATTTTCAGCGCGGCAAACAACGGCGTAATTATGGGTTAGAAGATATGGGATTGCGGAAAATTATTTTTAAGGCTTTAAAACCCTTCTCTGAAATAAACGAAAAAGACCTTCTGGAAGATTTTGCCCAAAGAGAAGAGGAAGTCGTAAAAGATCCGTATCTGCAAGACGTGTGGGTTGCAAACTGCGTGGACATAATAGCAAGGAACATCGGGCGGGCTGACTTTGAGATAAAGCTGAACGGAGTTAAGACATCTGACGGTTTTGCGGCGAGGCTTTTTGACGAGCCTAATCCGTATATGAGCCGCTTTGAGCTTTGGCAGAGGACAGCCGCATGGTGGAGCCTTGAAGGAGAGGCTTTCTGGTATTTCGGGAATGACTATGCGAGCGGCGTTCCAGCGGAGCTTCATGTACTGAATCCAAGAAAGATAGAGGCGGTGATGGACTGCGGAGAGATAACAAAATGGGTTTACGAGGGAAACAGGGAGAAGTTTATAATCCTTCCTTCGGAAATAATCCATTTTAAGAACTGGAATCCGTACAACCATTACAGGGGATTAAGCCCCCTTTTATGCATGAAAGATGAAATCGGCGAGGACATCTTGGCAAGCCGGCAATACAGGAAACTTTTGAAGGAAGGCGGAATTCCGAAAGGTCTTTTAAAGACGGAACAGGTATTGACGGAAGCCGACGCCGAGCTTTTGGAAAAAAAGTGGGAAAGCAAATACGGGAGCGGCATAAAGAATAAGATTGCCGTTCTTGGCAAGGGAACTGAATACCAGCAACTGACTTTCAGCCCTGACGTATTGAAATTGTATGACATGAAAAAATGGAACTTATACACGATTCTTGCGCGGTACGGAATACCGCCGAGGGTTGCGAACATACAGGATGCAAAAAGCAGCCTGAGCGGAACGGACACGAACAGCCAGCACACGGCGTTCTGGAACTACACGCTTATTCCCCTGCTTCAGCAGTTTTCGCAGATTGTAGAGGTTCAGTTTTTCAGGCGTTTTCATTTAAAGGAAAGGGGAAACTTTAACCTTGACGGAATTCCTGAATTACAGGAAAGCAAGGACGCGCGGAGCAAAAGGAATATTGCGGAAATAAACGCCGGACTGCGGACTATAAACGATGTCCTTAGGGAGAGAGGACAGGAAACAAAAAAATGGGGCGATTATTGGTATAGAAAATCAAATTTAATAAAAGAAGGATAACTGTAAAAAAAGATGGTCAGATGTTTTATAGGCAGTAATTATGAACGCTACTCTTTGAATCTTACGAACATTCTTAAAAAATTTGTTTGTGAGGAAAACATCGTGACAGTACCCGACTTCAATGACTTTATAAGCAATTATGAAGCACAGGACGAGAGGGTGATACTGTTTGCCGACAGGTATTATTTCGGATTCCATGTTGAGAATCAGCTCTTTAAGATTTTTTCGGTAAACCCGAAAACGGAGATAGTCATTTTTGACGAGATAGAATTTGAAAAACAGTTTGCTTTCAGGCTTTACAATACAGGTATAAGAGGACTTTTAGACCATGTGATTACAGGGAATGACACTGAAAAAAGAATGCAGAAAGTCCTTGGCGGTCAGAGAGTTTTTCCAGACAACATAGCGGCTTTTATAGCCAACGGAGAGCATCTTGACAAGAAGGACTGCTACAACGCCCCGACGGTAAAGGAGTTCCAGTTTTTATGTCTTGTAAGCTACGGCTTTGGATACAAGCAGATTTGCGGAAGGTTTGACATAAGCGAAACGATGCTTGGAACATACATTGAGCGCATAAGAAACAGGCTCGGAGCAAAGACTACTACGGAAGCGGTAAGGATTATGCTTCAGACAAAAGAAAACTCTCATTTGGAGGATGATGAATATGACAGTTTTTGTGGATGGGATTTACAGCAAGGAGTGCTCGTTGAATACGAGCGCGCTGGCGAAGCTGCTAAACGAAAATCGCCAAAAAGGAGAACAGGCGCGCAATGTAGACATCTACAGGAACGTGCGGATGGAATGTACTCAAAAAAACGAAAAGGACAGGCTCTGCATAACGATGAGCACAGGCGACCTTGACCGCGACAACGAAAAAATAGACCAGAGCGGCTGGGTTCTTGACGGCTACAAAAAAAATCCCGTGATACTGTGGTCGCATGACAGGAACATTCCGGCAATAGGATATATGGAAAACATCATTCTTGGAAAAACACTGCAAGGCGAGATGATTTTTAACGACAGGGAATTTGACCCTTTCGGGTGGGGAATCGGACAGAGGCTTTTGAAGGGAAGCCTGAACTGCGGTTCCGTGGGGTTCAGGGTGATTGAAGCGGAAGTTGTGAATCATTCTGTAAATCCGGATGAAAAGGCGGATTTGATTTTCAGAAAGCAGGAGCTTTTGGAATTCAGCGTCTGCAATGTTCCGGCGAATCCTTACGCGGAAGTTATCCGCACGGCAAGGAGCGGAGAGGAAAAGTCTCTGTATGAGTTCTTGAAAAAAGGGGGATATAGGCTGAACTGAAATAAAAGACGGCTGAATGCATTTTTGGAAACGCCATTCAGATTAGAGAAAACTCTAGCGTAATTTTAAGGAGAAGAAATTGAACGAGAAAATCGCATTACTGGAAAAAAAGCTTGAAGGAATGAAGAACATGATTCCAAAGGCGGGGGCAAGCGACGAGCAGATTGCAAGGTATTTTTCCGAGCAGGACGCCATAATCGAGGACATAACGAAAGCCGTGATTGATATGCACGGCGTTACCACCTCGGAAATGGAGAGCATGAAGGACACTATCAAATCGCTGAAGGACGAGCTGAAAAAAGCGGACAAAAGCATTACCGTCATGGACGAAAAGGAAGCCGCATACGGAATCGGAAAAATGCTTGCCGCGCTCTGGACTAACAACAGGCAAACGCTCGGCGAAATGAAATGCTGTCCGAACTTCGGCATGGATAAGTGGACGAACATCAAGGATTACAGCTGGGTAACAGGAAAGGGCTTTATCCGCTCGAAAGACGCTCTGGGAGATCCTATCGGAAACATGGAGTCCAACGACCAGTACCTTATAAATCCTGTGTATTCTGAAATCCTTATTGAGGTGGCCGCGGAAGAATCCTGTATGATGAAGCTTGTTTCTGAAAGGCGAATGACGGGCCCCAGCCTTTTTCTTGACGAGGACGAAGGAAGCCTGGTAAAGATGACCTGGAACACAAACTACGGACAGCAGATAAAGAGCGTAACCGCAACTTCTCCAAGCAGAGTTGAACTTAAAGCATATACGCTCGCCGGTTTTATAAGCTGGTATGACGAGTTTGAAGAGGACGCTTTTGTGGACATTGGCAGAAGGTTCATAAAGAAATTCAAGGCTTCTTACGCCCACGAGTTTGACACGCAATGCCTGACAGCAAAGGCTACTCCGTTTACAGGAGCGTTGAACGCAAAGAACGTGAATGTACAGAGTATTTCCAGTACGGACGGAAGCAAGCTGAGCTACGAGGATTTTAGGAAAGCTGAAATGCTTGTGCCGAGCGCGGAGCGGGCAAAATGCAAGTGGTTCTTGAACGATACCGTTCTTAATGAAATCACCAACATAAAGGATTCTAACGGGAAACCGCTCTGGCGGCAACCGTGGGAAAAGATGCCCGGCGTGATTGACGGCTATGAAGGAATTGTCTGCAGCGTTCTGCCGCAGTTTACCGACTTAAAAGCCGACACTCCGTTTGCGGTGTTTATGAACCCAGAGCGGATTATCCACGGCAACAGGAAGGAAATAGAGCTTAAACGCTTTTCTGACACTACGGAAAGCCTTGAATACGGACAGGAGTTCTTGCGGTTCAGAAAGCGAGACGGCTTTTTGACGACTATGGCAAAGAACATGGCCGTCCTTAAAACCGCAAAGGCATAGGAAAATGGCAAAGGCAGGGAGCGATTCCTGTCTTTGTTTTTTAAGGGGGATGCGATGACAGGCGAAGAGAATCTAATGGTGGATTATGAGCGCGTAAGGGATTTTTTTAATCTTGATGAATGCGAGAAAGAAAGGGATTTGCTGATTTTGCAGAGCGCGCAGGAAAGCGTTGAAAATTATCTGGATAGAAAGCTTTGCATTGTTGAATACATCTGCATACAAAAAATACAGGACAGGCGGATAATTCTTGAAGAGCTGAATCCTGTTGAACTGGTAAGGATTCTGGATTTGTCCGCACGGCAAAGCGTGAACACTGACTGCCATCTTGACGGAAGAAAACTTTATTTTTTTGACGGACGGCTTGAAAACCACGAAATTCTTGCGCGTTATACGGCGGGATTTACAAAGGAGACCCTGCCGCAAGACCTGGCGGAATGCATTATGAACGTCTTTATGCACAAGAGCGAATGCGCAAGAAAGAGGATTAAGGGCGGGCTTGAAATTAAGGACTATAAAATACTGAACGGCCTTGAAATGCCGGAAGAAGCAAGACAGATTCTTGAAGCGTACAGGAGAAAAACGCTGTAATGAAAAACGCAGAAAGCCTTTTGACTGCATTTTCCGCCTTTTTTAAGGAAAAGATGCCTGTTTTTATAAAAACGGTGAACGATGAAAACAGCGACGGCTTAGAGCTTGATGATTTTTACGATGCGGTGATTTTTGGGGAGCATTGCAGGACTTTACCCTTTGTTGCCGTAAGGCTTGAACAGGCGGAGCTTACGGAAAAAGACAGGATTATTGAAAATGAGGTTTATACTCTGGAGCTTGAACTGAATTTTCAGGAAACGAGCGCAAAGAGTGAGCGGAAGAAACTGCGGTATATAAGGGCGGTATACCTGTTTTTTGAGGAATATGAATTCTGTGATTTATGGCAGAGGGCTAAAATCACGGAATTCAAGAAAAACAGCGTTTTTGTGGGGGTGGAGATGTAGGGGATTTTCTATCAGTGCAAATACCCTTCAAATGCATAAATGCCAGTGACAAGCGTTAATGCCACAGCGATTACGCAAAAAATCACGCCTACAGCAAAACGGTGTCTGCGTTTAAGGCAGACAAGCTCGGCATCTTTGGGGTGGCTGACCGAATAGCGGATTTTTTGGGCGGAATTAAGCTCCTCGTCAGAAAGCGGTTTGAACGGCGAAACGCCGGAAGCAGCTTTGTATGTCCGTCCATCCGCAACAAATTCAAAATGATAGGCTATCCAGTAAGTGATGAACAGGTATTTTACCCGCACGACCCTGAAAATGCGGCCTTCCGTTACGGCAGTTATGGAATCATTGCCCAGGCGGATTCCTTTTATCAGCAGGCGGACTGCGAACATATCAATCACAAGCGTAAGCAGAAAAAGCAAAACGTTTACATTTTCTCCTAATTGGAAAATTATATATTCTGGTTTAAAGTTCCATATTTTTTGAAGACGGTTAATATCGAAGCTTTCAAATTCCCTTTCCCAATCAGCTAAATTGATTAGTGCATATTCAATATTTACATTTTTACTTTCAGCCAATTTTTTTACAGTTTTGTGGACATAATCTTTTTCTAAAGACGAAGCGGCCATTCCTGATGTATGATTCCAACCAATTGATTCTAAAGTAGAATGTAGAGTTAATGAATTTCCTATAAAAGCTATTTTTATTTTTCTATTTGAAGAGTTTATTTGATAGTTTGAAATAACTGGTTCAATCACGGCGGTATTCATATCTAAAGCTAGTTTTTCAATTTTTTGTTGATTGTTAGGCAATATCTTTAGTAGTATTCGATTTTTTATGCTTTCTCTTTTGTAGTAAGCAACAAAGCATAACATAAAAAACATGATAAAGTTTAAAATGATTGAAACTAAGAATTTCTTTGAAATGGACTTCCTCATTTTCTTTTTCTCCATAAAATTTAGTGAAAATTTGTATGTCCATTTCTAATATATTTTTAATAGAACCGCCCTAATGCGGGCGTGGGCATAACAATGAGTTAAACCGCACTGGCCTTGAGCCTGTGTCGGCTTTGAACTTCTTGTTATGTGATTATTCCATTAACAGTTTTATATTGTCCACAACAGAATTAATTTCATCTTCTGTGGCTTTTTCTATAAAATCACAGTTTCTTTGTATATGATCAAGATTTTTTACCTGGTCACTTAAAATGCAGCCGTTGATAGAATGATTTTCCAATACAATTTCAAAAGGATATCCTTTAATATGACTTGTAATAGGGCAGAATAAAGCAAGACCTGTTTTTTTATTGTATATTTTCTGAGAAATGCAAATTGCAGGGCGACGACCTTTCTGTTCATGTCCTGCCTGTGGATCAAAATCAAGCCAAACCAAGTCGCCTTTTTCTGGAGTATAATTTGATGTTACCATTCTTCATTACCTACCGAACTACCAGTTGAAATTTCTGAATGAATATTTTCGGATGTTACCATAGCCATCATATCATCAAGCGATTTTTTCTGAGGAAGAATAATCATTTTTCCTTTTTCGGCAATCACTTCGATTTTACTGCCATTCTTTACATTGTTGTCTTTTGCCCAAAGAGAAGGAATCCTAAAACCAAGGCTATTACCCCATTTCTGAACTACAGCTTGCATAATGCACCTCCACATATTAGTATATACAATGTATATTCTGTTTGTCAAGAAAAATGTACCAAAACCAACCACTTCTTCATTCCAACCCTAAAGTACAATTCATTTTTTCAGTAACCTTTACTTGCAGAAAAAATATTCCTTGATATTTCTATATCGAAAATATTTTTCTGCCATATTTTTTACTATACAGGAAACATCACACAAAATTCGCTTCCTTCGCCGAGTTTGCTTTTTACGCTCAGTTTTGCATTGTGATATTTTGCACCGTGCTTTACGATTGAAAGACCAAGCCCTGTGCCTGTGGTTCGCACGCTTTTTGTGTCTTTTGCTCGGCTCTTGTCTATCCTGTAAAAACGCTCAAAAATCCTCTCCTGCTGATTTTCGGCGATTCCTATCCCTGTGTCTTTGACAAGAAGTTTTAAGTAAGGCTTTTCCCTCTCCACCTTTTCGATTTTAACGAACACTTTTCCGTTTTCTTTGTTGTATTTGATTGCGTTTTCCACAAGATTAAAAATCATCTCTTGAATGACCGTCGGAACGCCCTTTATGCAATCTTTCGTAAGGCTTTCAAGCTCAATCGAAACATTTTTTCTCTGCGCAAAGATTTTCAAAGATTTGATTACGTCGCGGCAGATTTCTTCTATGCAGATTTCTTCTTTTTCCATCGTGATTGACTCTTCGTCGAGTTTCGAGAGTTTTAGAATGTCGTTCACAAGAAGAATCAGTCTCTGGCTTTCATTGTAAATATCTTGTGAGAAATTGCGCATCGTTTTTTCGTCAACACTGCCGCTTTTCATAATTTCCGCAAAACCGCTTATACTGGTCAGGGGAGTTTTAAGCTCGTGGCTTACATTCGCGGAAAACTGTCGGCGGATTTCTTCCCGCTGCTTTTTCTCAAAGTTTTCGTCACTGA